AACTGGAAGATGTAAAGTATTTTGAAAAGAAACTTTACAAGTCATTGAATGTACCAGTCTCTCGTTTAGATCCAAACTCTACAGGATTCTCACTTGGTCGCGTTGGTGAAATCACCCGCGATGAGGTCAAGTTCTCCAAGTTTGTTGATCGTATGCGTCAGAAGTTTTCGGAAATATTCGATCAAGCACTTAGAACTCAATGTGTTCTGAAAGGTATCTGTACTGCTGATGAATTCGATGAATTCAAAGAGGACATTTACTACGACTTCTTAAAAGATAACAACTTTGCCGAACTAAAAGAAGCAGAGTTGACACGCGAACGCCTTTCTCTTCTTGGTTCTGTTGATCCATATGTCGGTCGTTATTACTCGATGGCATGGATCCAACGCAATGTTCTTCATCTGACTGACGATGAAATCAAAGAAATGGAAAAAGAGATAGATAAAGAAAAGGCAGAAGGTAAGATTCTAAACCCACAAGACATTGCTGCACAAGCACAACAAGATTTGGCTGCTGGAGGTGGTGATGGTGGCGGCGGAGGCGGTGCTTCTGCACCAGCGCCTTTACCTGCAAGTGATTCTGGTTCAGATGCTGTTTCTACCAGTTCACAAATTAAAGGCGACTTGAGCCTAAACAACGAATACACTCCAGCAATGCGTATGCTGTCTAGAGTGTTATAAATATTTTATGGTACATTTGGAGAATTAAATGGATAACGAAAACATCAAAGCTGTTGTTGATAATGCATTAGTTGACAATGCTTCTGAAATGAGAGAAGCACTATACAACGCAATTAATGATAAGATTTTTGCTGCCATTGAGCAACGGAAAATTGCTGTTGCAGCAAATATGCTTGCTATGCACGGCCAAAACAACGAAGCTGCCACAGAGACAGAATGAAACGACTAAAAGATTTTCTTCAGAAGGAAAATTTTGAAGGTGGTCCGGATGAGGACCACGATGGATATCTTTCGCCAGAAGAACTTCATAAACACTTAGACATTCAAAACCGAGGCAAAGTAGACATTGGTGATTATGCGGCACACATTATGTTTCACGCACAACACCCAGAATATCTGGCAAATGCTATTGAAAACTTAAATGATGTTCAACGCAGGCATGCTAATGGTGAGATGATTAATGCTGATGATTCCGTTTTTGCCAAAATGAAAGGCACAAAGGCTTTAGTGGCAACATCGGAACCAATGGCAGAAGGCAAAACTGGCCAACCACACGAAAAAGATCCTCCTACAGTTTTGATTATGCGTAGAAAATCTATTCGTTCTTTCCCCAATGGCCAAAGAGTTGCTCTGTATTATGTGGATAAAATAAACAAATATGTAACCGTTCCATATGAAGATATGCAATGGGGTGCATCTTTTACCGAAGAAACTGTAATTGACCAGTTAGGTTATTCTTCTCAATATGGCGAAAAGGTTATTGTTGAACACTTTGATGGTTCAACAACTGAAGTAACTCCACAGATGGCACAGAATATCATATCTCTTTACAGAAAAATTAATGAGGCTAATAAAGCAAAAATGTTAGAGATGCTTGAAGCCAGTTCAAAACACTTCCAAACTATCGCAAAGTTTTCTAAGGAATAAAAATGGCAAATGTATATGGAATCAACGTATTAAAAGATGACACACAACATGCTGTTATCAAATTGACTGCCAAGTTTGATGGTACAGGTCAAGAATCCAACACAGCACGTATTGTAGCTAACACACTTTCTGGTGCGTTAGCAACTAACGGTTTTCTCGTAGCTAATACACAAGGTGGTTCTGCAAACACCACATTACCCTACTATGGCTTGGCTATAAATCGTATGTGGTACGACTGTTCTGCTAGTGCAAATTCTGATGTAGAATTATATTGGACAGCAACCGCATCAAATACGGCATTCTTCTTGAACGGTAATGGAGAATACGATGGCGCCGGCAACTGGATTACAATTCCAAATCCAACAGCAGGCGCACCAGGTTCAAATGGTAATATTGGCATCACAACACGCGGTATGGTGAACGGAGATAGTTATACAATTATTCTAGAATTACGCAAAGACAATGCATATTACCAACGCGGTCAGTTCAATGATCCGGCAGCGTTTAACTTTGGACCACAGTATAATTTAAGACCATGATTAAATTAGTTGAGGCAATACTCTCTGGTAATCTGGTAGAAGCTAGAGAGTTGCTTTCAACTAGGATTAACGAAATAATTGAGGAAAAATTACATCAGATTAAATTGAGAACTGTTGCAGAAGATTACGATTTAGATTCGTACCTACCCGAAGCGAATGTTATGAAGATGGGTAGAATGAAGTTGGTTAGATTGCGTGTTAGAAAAGGTAAAGTACAGAGAAGAAAAAAGTTTTCTTCTGCGCCAGGTTACACGATTCGCGGCGGTAGATTGGTAAGAATGTCCTCTATAGAGCGTATGCATCGTAAAAGAGGTGCTCGTAGAGCAAAGTTTAAGATTAAAGCAAAGAGAAATCAAATCTTAAGAAAAAGAAAGATTTCACTTAGAAAAAGAAGGGCAATGGGACTAAGATGAAACTTATTAAAGAAATTACAGAGACAGTAAGTTACATTACAGAGGAAGCAAACGGACAAAAAGTTCTTCATATTGAAGGACCGTTCCTCGTTGCCGAAAAGAAAAACAAAAACGGTCGACTATACGAATTTAACACAATGAGAAAAGAAGTCGACCGTTATACAAGCGAATATATCAATAAGAATCGTGCTTTTGGAGAACTTGGACATCCAGACTCACCAACAATTAACTTGGATCGCGTATCACACATGATTACAGGTTTGCGTGAAGATGGTAACCAATGGATCGGCAAAGCAAAGATTCTTGATACGCCTATGGGTAACATTGCAAGAAGCCTTATTGACGGTGGCGCACAACTTGGTGTGTCATCTAGAGGTATGGGTTCTCTTAAAATGGTCAACGGTGTCAATGTTGTTCAACCCGATTTTTATCTAGCCACAGCGGCAGATATTGTAGCTGACCCTTCCGCACCTGGTGCTTTTGTACAAGGTATTATGGAGGGCAAAGAATGGATGCTAGTAGATGGCAAATGGACTGAGTATCATTACGAAGAAGCAAGACAAGAAATTCGTCAAGCATCTCGTAAAGAAATCGAATCAGTAAGTTTGCGAATCTTCGAAAACTTCCTTAAAAAACTTTAATATTATAAATACCCACATACCAAACCAAGGAGATTTTCAAAATGGTTAAAAAGTTTAATCTATCTGAAGCTGCCGCTGATATTCTGAACAAAAGCGTATCTTCAGCTATGGCTAAAAGAACAGACGGTCCTTCTCGTCTACCAGTTTCCGTAGTTGCAGGTCAAAAAGAAGTTGGTGATATTGGTACAGAAGTTACCAAGACAACCGATTCTGGACCAGATGCAACAAAAGGTGCACCAACAGCTACACCACCCGGCGCAACACCACCTGTTGGCGCTGAGCCAATGAAAAAATTGGCTGGTCAGCCTGGTGAAGATTCTGCCGCAGATCAAGGTGATCCAGAAGGCAAACCAGGAAAACAAATGATGCAAAAGAATAAAAATGGTGTTGGCATCCAATCTTATGGTGGCCAAAAAAATGAAGAAACAGAAGTCGATGATGAAGATTTGGTTTCTGAACAAAAGTTAAATAAGATAATCAAAGACGGTATCCAGGAAGATATCGACGCATTGCTTTCCGGTGAGAATCTTTCCGAAGAGTTCGTAAACAAGGCTTCTACAATTTTCGAAGCCGCAGTTATGTCACGGGTTGAAGCTATTGCCGAAGAAGTTGAAAAACAACTGCAAGAACAATTCGACGAAGCTCTGGAAGAAGTCAAAGAAGATTTCGCAACTAAGATTGACGACTACCTAAACTACATGGTAGAAGAGTGGATGCAAGAAAACGAATTGGCTATCGAATCTGGCCTGCGTTCCGAAATCGTTGAAGATTTTATGAAGGGCTTGCATAACCTATTCGCAGAACACTACATCGACATTCCAGACGAAAAGGTAGATGTTGTTGAAGAATTGGCAGCTAAAGTCGAAGAACTACAAGATGAGTTGAACGAACAAATCAATAAGGCCAAAGAATACAAGCAAGACCTTAAAGAACAAAAGAAAATCATGGCCGTACAAACAGCTTGTGAAGGCCTAACGCAAACTCAAGCAGAAAAACTAAAGGCACTCGCAGAGAATGTCTCTTATACTTCTGAAGAGGAATTTGCACAGAAACTAGAACAATTAAAAGAAGCATATGCTCCAACCGCACAGGTTAAGCCTGCTCAAAAGGCTGTTCTAGAAGAGGGTGTTGACATTGAAGAAGTGAAGCCAACAAAGGCCTCTCACGATCCTTTAGTTGATGCCGTTGCTAAATCCATTTCAAAATCTTTGGTAAAATAAATACCAAATCCATTACAAAACAAGGAGTAAATTAGATGTTACTAACTGAAGAACTAAAACAAAAATGGGCTCCCGTTCTGGAGCACCCAGAATTAGAAGCCATTAAGGATCCATACAAGAAGGCTGTTACAGCTATGGTTCTTGAGAACCAATCTCAAGCTATGGCTTCCGACCGCGCTCAAATGGGCATGCTGACAGAAGCTGACGCTGGTGGTCCTTCCATGGCTACAGGTTCTGGTGTTCAGAACTTCGATCCAATTCTTATCAGCTTGGTTCGCCGTGCGCTTCCAAACTTGATCGCTTATGACGTTGCTGGCGTTCAGCCAATGACAGGCCCAACAGGCTTGATCTTCGCAATGCGCGCCAAGTATGGTCAAGACAATACAGCAGCAAACAAAGAAGCCTTCTACAACGAAGCTAACACACAGTTCTCTGGTATCGGTTCTACAAACAACCCATACGGCTTCCGTGGCAACTTAGCCGCTGACACAAGCAACAACGCCACATTGGCATTGACAGCTAACAGCTTCACAACTGGTATCGGCATGGCAACAAGCAGAGCAGAATACCTGGGTTCCGATGGCAACACAGCTTTCGCTCAAATGGCATTCTCTATCGAGAAAGTTACTGTAACTGCTCAGTCACGCGCTCTGAAGGCCGAGTATTCTCTGGAACTGGCTCAAGACTTGAAGGCAATTCACGGTCTTGACGCTGAAACAGAATTGTCTAACATTCTGTCCACAGAAATTCTTGCTGAAATCAACCGCGAAGTTATCCGCACAATCTATACTGTTGCTAAGTCAGGTGCTCAGTTCGGTACAACAACTGCTGGTACTTTCGACCTCGACACAGACTCCAACGGTCGTTGGTCTGTTGAACGCTTCAAGGGTCTGATTTTCCAAATCGAACGCGATGCTAACGTTATCGCCAAAGAGACTCGTCGTGGTAAGGGTAACGTTCTGATCGTTTCTTCAGACGTTGCTTCCGCTATGGCCATGGCAGGTGTTCTACAGTACACACCAGCATTGAACGCTGACCTGCAAGTTGACGACACAGGCAACACATTCTGCGGATTGTTGCACGGTCGCATCAAGGTCTACATCGACCCATACTTCGGTGGCTTCAATAGCAACCAAGAATTGGTAACTGTTGGTTATAAGGGTTCTTCTCCTTATGACGCTGGTCTATTCTACTGCCCATACGTTCCTCTACAGATGGTTCGTGCAGTTGACCAGTTTACATTCCAACCAAAGATCGGCTTCAAGACTCGTTACGGCATGGTTGCAAACCCATTTGCCGGCGGTGCTAACGTTGATCTAGGCGGTCTGTATCCACAGCGCAACACCTACTATCGTCTGTTCAGAGTTGCAAACCTGATGTAATTGACGAAACCACCGTTAAGAGTGGTCTTGAAAGAGGAGCAGAAATGCTCCTCTTTTTTTATGGTCTCCTAAATAGTGGATAAGGAGTTACTATGGCTAAACCAGAAAATACAAATTATTTACAACCGACAAAGTTCTTGTTGACATTCCCTTCGATTGCCGACACTTCATTCTTTTGCCAAAAAGTAAATTTACCGGGAGTGAGTGTTGCAGAAGTACTGCGTGTCACACCGACTGTCGATCTATATACTCCTGGTACCAGATTAATATACAACACAATGGATATAGAATTTTCCATCAACGAAAATCTATCCTCTTGGTTGGTCATATACGAATGGATGCGCGATAACACGACAGGAAATTTCCGTTACAAAAATGTTGATGCCATTGTAACGGTACTTTCTAACATGAACAATCCTAAGTTGCGCGTAAAATATTCGAATGTGTTTCCTACCACATTGGGTGATATTGAGTTTGATACCAGATTATCCGCTGAAGAACATATTTCCGTATCTGCCACATTTAGATTTGACTTTTACGAAATAGAAGTGTTATAATTTAGTTTTAAATTGGTTTTTATTATGGAAACGATTGAAGATATCATTAAGAACTGGGATGCCGACTCTGTTATTGATTCAACAGAACCGGGCAAAGAACTTCTAAAAATACCCACACTACATAACAAGTATTTAAAATTTCTTGTTAAGCATAAACTTGCCGTTAAAAGATTAAACTTTGAATACGCCAAGATGCGTAGAATCAAAGAAGAGTATTACAACGGGTCTTTATCGAAAGAAGAACTTGATGAATACGATTGGGAACCATTTCTGTTAAATGTCAAAACAAAAATGGGCGTTGAAAAATATCTTGAGTCTGACAAAGATTTGATTAAAATTTTGGAAAAGAAAATTCACCATGATGAGGCAGTCTCAATATGTGAGTCCATTCTACAAGAACTTAAATCAAGAACTTTTCAGTTGAGAGATTATATCTCATGGGAAAGATTCATAGGTGGAAACTAATTTTATTATAACAAAAAAGAACGATGTACATGTCAAGATAGCTTGTGAACGCAGTTTAGCACAAGAACTATCCGAATATTTTACATTTTTTGTACCCGGCTTTCAATTCACTCCAGCATATCGAAACAAAATATGGGACGGAAAGATTCGTCTATTCGATCTGAGGAGCTTTGAGCTATATCATGGACTTCTTCCATATGTAGAATCTTTCTGTGAAGAAAGAGATTACACTTTTGAGTATGGTGATCCTCGTCCTGACTTGACAGATGACTACTCAGAATATCTTGCAGATAAGTTTATCACAGAATTGAATGTGCATTCAAGAGGTCGACCAATTGAGGTTCGTGATTACCAAAAGAATGCATTTGTTACCGCCATGCGAAATCGCCGTGGTTTATTTTTGTCACCGACAGCATCAGGTAAATCTTTAATTATATACATGTTAGTAAGGCAATTACTTACTTATAAAAATTGTAAAAAGGGATTGATTGTTGTTCCAACCACATCTTTGGTGGAACAATTATACAACGATTTCGCCGATTATTCTTCGGATAATGGTTTCGAAGTTTCAGAAAATGTGCATCGAGTGTACCAAGGTCGTGACAAAGTTTCAGAATTGCCTGTAATCATTTCCACATGGCAATCAATCTACAATCTTCCAGCAGAATACTTTGAGCAATTCGACTTTGTGATTGGTGATGAGGCACACCTGTTCAAGGCACAATCATTGACTAAAATTATGACGCAATGTGTCAACACCAAATATAGAGTTGGTTTGACTGGCACTTTGGACGGAACCAAAACACACAAGTTGGTACTTGAAGGTCTCTTTGGTCAAGTTTCTAAGGTGACCACAACCAAAGAGTTGATGGAAAACAAACAAGTTGCTGACTTTGAAATCAAGTGCCTAATACTGAAACACGCAGATGAAATATGCCAAGTTTTAAAAT